TCAAAACGCTTACCGTTCATTGTCGGAAAGTTTTAGAAGGCGATTAGATGAGACGGTTCCCGAATACGCAACGGCGAGGAAAATTTATAAAACCGATTCGGAAATGATAGAGGCGCTAGAATCTGGACGTAAATTCATGCAGGGCGGTAAGGTTAACCAGCGAACAATTCGAAACGAAATTAAAGCCCTGGGCGATGCAGAAAAAGAGATGTACCGAATGGGGGCTATTGATGCTTTGCGTTTAGAAATTAACCGAGGTGCTAGAGAAGGAACGAACATCGAGAGTAGGTTTTTTGGAACCAAGGACAAGAGGGACAGGCTCCGTTATTTATTTGCCGATACCCAGAAAGGTACGGACAATTATAACGCACTTCTGAATCGCCTTGATCAAGAATCACAAATGCAGAGGACTCTGAAAGAAACCCAGGGAAGTCGAACCGCTATACTAGCAGACGAGATTGAGGCTCAAAAGGCAGAGGAAAGTTTCATACCGGACCCTCGGTTTTTGCAGTCATTTGGGAGAGATCCGTTCAAAACAGTGGCTGACAGAACTTTGGGGGCCGGGTATCGAGGCGTAACCGGAGGGATTCCTTCTACCCGAAGAGAGCTTGCAGGGTTGCTTACTGATCCTGTCGCCCAGCGAATGCCAAGCTCAACTGCTGGCAATCAGTGGATGCCAGGTCAGTCACCAATTCTCTCTCCGAAGATGCGTCAATTTATGGAGAATTTGAATCGGCAAACTGGAAGGCAGCAGAGGCAGACGGGATTGTTAGATCGGTATGCTGGTCAGCTTGGTGGTGGAGCAGGATTGCTAGGAGCGATTGGAGCTGGAAGGTGATTTTTATCGCCAAAATTTGCCAACTTTCACGAAATTATTTGCCAGTTTCTTGCCAGTCAGATGCCTTTTAATGGACCTTGGTGACTTTTGAGTTTTACACATTCTAACGAATTCAATCACTTACGGGGACACTGGCAGACAGTAAAGGGTGGGGGTAAAAGTTCGAGTCCCGTCCGGTCCGCCATTTTACTTCTTTAATTTCAGTGGTTTATAAGGTTTGCCTCTAAATTTGCCAGTTTTCTCGCCAGTCAGATTCTGATTTCCAACTGTACATTCCATAATATTTACCCCTAAATTTGCCAGTTTTCTCGCCAATCAAAATCTCGTTCCATCGAATCTACTCATGTCTTTCTCCCCCATATACTCCTCAATAAACTCCGAATACACCCTATAAAACATCTCCGTGCTGTGCCCCAATTGTTTCGCTGCATCTGGCGGAGTGATCCCAATTGACAACAATTCTGCTGCCCTGGTGTGCCGGCATATGTACGGGACTCGATAGCTAATCCTTGCCTTGGTGTGTGCTATTTTCCATTTGGCATTAAATCTATCCGTGTCGAGGTGTGGTCTGCCGAACGAATTATTAAAGAGATAGGGGCTGGTGATGTGGCTGGGGTGGGTTCTGAGTGCATCCCTGACCCACTGGGGCACGTAAACCTTTCTCCTGACAGATGTCTTAGTTGTTGGCTCAATTCTGCGGGATGTGATCTGTTTCGATATTTTAAGGCACTCCCCGTCAAAGTCGGACCACTGGAGTGCCAGGGCCTCCCCAGGTCTGAGACCACAGCCAAACAACAGGGTAAAATATATTCTTGCAGCGCCCTCGAGCTTTTTGAGCAATTTGCCACGTTCCGCCGGGGTGTATCTCTCTACCGGCTCTTTTTGGTGTTTCCTGAGTTTGATCCTGGGGGGTTGAATTTCGGCGTGCTTGAGGACCCCGTACAGAGGGATTAAGCGGTTTTTCTTGGTCTTGGATGTCACGGGCATCTTCGACAGTATCCGCTTGATGTGGGCACTGGTTACGTCCTGAATGGGCCTTTTCCCCAACTCCGGCATCCACCAGTGATTAAGCATTCGGTGGTACTCAATGATCACCTGGGCCTTGGCCTCCAGTGTGTTCAGATACTCCTGGGCAACATCACGGAACAGAGATATAGGGTCTTCTTCGGGGCCCAGTCCCAGGCCAGAGGCAAGCCTAGCGACTAACCATTTCCGCCGTCTAACTGCGACGGCAACGTCAGACTTTCTCCGCGGGTTGAGGTGCAGCGTTTCCTGGTAGACGACTTCCCCATCTGCCCAGAGCCGTATCTGGAGTCCTTTTCCACTGGGACGGATGCCAGTAGGCCACCTTTTCTCCTGAGACATTCCCGCGCCCTCTTTTCGTAGAATAGTGAAGTCCTTCCAATCACAATATACTCTACTCCTTTAGTGAAGTGACGCTTCATCCATCCGTCAACCGTCCCGGTCGAGACACCGATCCTATCCGCAAAGACCTGCTTGCTGATTTCATTTTCCATCACAGTAAACTCGAAAACCTCCTGTTTTGTCCCTCACACCGTTGTATCAAGCCCCTTGTCCGGCGACTTTGGCGACTTTGGCGACTCTGGTGGGGGTGTCCAGCGTGTCCGTGGGCTGTTGATGTCCCCCACAGCCACAAACTTTTTCTGAAACCACCCCGGGCGAGTGTCCCTGCGGTACGTGTTCTCGAGTCGTTCATTTTGATAAAGTGCTGTAACGAATCTGTCGCGTAGTTTTTTCCTGGAACCGCGACTAATTGGATTAGCCAGGGCACCGTGGGTCATCCCTTTTGTGAGATTCAGCGCAATTTGCACGTTAAATGCGGGCGGCAACAAAGGGAACAGCCTCCACAGAATTTCAGCCGCGCTGACAAATTGCCACTCGTCAGATGTGATGCTGTCTGTTGCCACTAACTCTCTCTCGGCGGAGAAGGGCAGGAATCCCCCTGGCATTTTTGTAGCATTCTTTGTTTCCTTCTTTGCCTTCTTAGGTGTTGGCTCACCGCTCATAGGCTGGGGTCCACCCAAATCTCCCAGGCAGTGATCCAGGAGAGTGCTCAGGGCATCCCTCCGCTCGGTCAGCAAACTGATTGATTTGTTGGTTGCCGCAAGTTCTTTTTCCAGGGCTCTCGGTTTAAGATTCATAAGTTTTCCTCGTTAGAATGGCATGTCGTCATTTAAATCGTCAGATACTGCAGGGGCAACAGGTGTAGGGGTAGGGATTGGCGCCGGTGCAGGGGTAGGGATTGGCGCCGGTGCCGCTTCAGGCCGGGGTTGCTTCTCTTTGCCAATTCGACCCGAGATGAAGGGTCCACTGGGACCCGTCCTGTCCTTGGCATTGAGCCAGTAGGTTTTGTCGTTGATCGTGATCTCACCCGTGTAGGTGTTCTCGAATTGATCCGGGTCGTGATTGTTCAACTTAAAACTTCTATTTTTGTCGAAAGGTTTATTGAAAGTGTTATTCATCGAGCTTCTCCATTTTCTGCACTTTTATGTGCAATTCGGTTAAAAATTTATTGGCTTCATCCAGCATGTTGTCTATCAGTTCTTGATTACGTTGGAAGGAAATGATGATGATTTGCCGGCCCGGTTTTTTCCGGGGGTCAAAACTGACAAAGTCCACTCCCTCTATGTCTCCTGGGAAGCACTCCATCTGACAACACATCTGCCAGCGGTACTTCTCATCGATCGCCTGCACCCACTTCGGGTCGTCAGTGCTCAAGCCCTCTGCCTTCAGCTCCAGCAGGTCGCTGTGCCTTCGCCCGAAGGGGCACTTGATCTCGATCAGCCGGTCCTCCAGGATTAGCTTCCCATCCGGGCTGGCACCCATTCCATTGATCTCCGAGTGCAAGTAAAATCCGACTTCTTCGACCAGGTTCCCTGATACGACTTCGTACATGGACCTGGCCTTTCCCTCGTTCTGTATCCCGTGATCCATGGCTATACGCTGGGTCGCCGGCACATCTGGCTCTTCTCCAACGTCCCCCAGGATTTGATCCCTGAGCTCGCTCATGAGGTCGTCACGGCCCTTCAGGTACGGTCCACGCTTCCCTGGCATGATCTGCCATATTCTCGAGGCAGTTAATTTGCCTTTCCTGGCGTCGAACCACTCTGGTGAGAGTTGCTCCATCCTAAGCGGCTTCCTTGAACTTCTCTTTGATCAATTCGCCGATCTTAGTTACGCGAGCCAGCCCAGACTCGTCCAGCTTCCCTATGACGGCCTTGTTCTTCTTCCAGGCCCTGGCAAGCTCGGCGGTTGATTTTGATGAGTTGAGCTCTGCAACGAGTTCGGCGTATGCCTGTTCTGACTCTAGATTGACTGCCGCGGTGATCTCGCCGGATGACTGCCCGTCGTTGTCGTAGATGTCCTCTTCAACAGTCAGGTCCAACATTGCCAGGATGTTGTAACGTCTCAGGTAAGAGATGTCTCCACCCTCGACCTGGATGTCTGGGTTCGTCCTGGGTGGCCCCTGGAGCTTGTTCTCGATGTACTGCCCAGACATCGTGTGAGTGATCCGGGTTGTTACTGCGACACTCCAGTGAGACAGGGCCCCGGTGTCGTCGAGGTGGTGCCTGACCTCTGTGGAGTGGTTCACCAGGAGGTCGTTCTTGTGCATTGGCCCCCGAATTTCCTTCGTGATCTGACTCAGGTCCGCGTACTCATACTTATACCCTTTCCGGTTCTTGGTGATGGAATTGAATTCCCTCGATGCGCGGTGGATTGCCAAGTTGATGAGGCAGGTCTCTGTCGATTTGTTCATGTTTTCTCCAAGTCTTTAATTCAGTTTCAAATTAGGTTCTGCGCTGTTGGCCCCTGGGCGCAGTCCGGGTCCGGTACCGAGAGAGGGTCGGCATTTCCGGTCCATGGCCCTCAGTACAATTCGGATTTCGCTGCCTCAATCATTTGCGGGTAGATGTAAGTGGTGATGACCTTGAGCATTTCCTTGCCCAGAACTGCGTGTGCTGTTGTCCGGGATAGTGTGTCTGGATTGTCCCGCCCGTGAAGGGCTGTCAGTGCCGCCGCCTGTAGCCTCGACTCGCCGGCCTTGTCCATTTCCGAAAATGACTCCCAAAATAGGTCTCCGCCAGCGTAAATCTCGACGACCATCATCTCGGCTGCGAGGGCCTCGACCCGTTCCCGCATCTCTTCGTCTTTCATCTCTTCGGCCTCAATCAGGCGTTCGTCATCTAGGTCTTTCCTTGCCAGGTCTGCCTCTACTCGACACGTCATATAGCCCCCAAAACCATGAATATAAAAATGACCCAAATTGCCGCGGTGAGCGGCATGTAAATTAGCGTGTCTTTTGTTTTGTCTTTCATGGTTCCTCCGAAAAAATAGGGGCCAGATTTCGGCCCCTCAAGTCAAGGATCTGTACAAATGGCTTCAAATTCGGCTCGATCCGAAAGCCTTTCCATTCTTGCAAAAGCTGTTTTTCCGAATCTACTCTTACGCGCAGCATCCCACTCAGTGCACATTGTTGTAGCTTCCTCTCTAGTGTCGGCTTCCCCGACTTTTCTAGATTTGCCTCTATGGGGCTCTAAACCCTTCGGCCATTCTGGATTTTCTTTCCACCATGTCCTGTGAAAGATTCTATATTTTTTCATTTCCGTTCCCCCTAGCCCCTCAAGGATCTGTACAAGCGGTGGATTAAGCGGCGAGCTGCTTAGCATTGACCGATGTTTTGATAAACAACGGCTCGCCAGTTACTACTGCCTTCATTGGCATAACTACCAGACAAGTATCAGGTAATGCCGCGCATTCAATCAATATGGAATTATTAGGGCCACGGTGATGGAGTGCGATTTGAGCGTCTTTGCCAAATACTTTTTCGGCTTTGGCGAGTAGGGAAGCGTTGAAATTTAGAACCGTTGAATAACGATCTGAATCCTTACCTGGAATTACTCGGGTATAATCAGGATATCTACCGTCTATCACCTCGCAAGTAAATATCTTGCCGTTATCGGTGGTAACGGTAGGAGTGTCGCCGATATTGAATGTGACGGTATCAGCACCGACAGGGATTGTTCCATTGATGTTAATGATTAAATCATTGCTGATTACGCTATCATTGTCAGTCCAGGCATGAGCCCCTCGAAATAGGGCTTTCCCGTCTGTCCCTACAATATCGCCGTTTTTAGCTATAAGGATGCCTGTTAAGTAATACATGACATCCTTTTTGGCTTGGCAAGCCATTGCCGCACGTATGAGGTTTGCGTTTATTGTGAATTGCATAGTTCTATGCTCCTGTTTAGATTGATTAGCTTTCGCTGACAAAGGGGCAATTAAGCCGCTTGAAGGCGAGGTTTCCGTCTGATGACACCAGCCTCTATAAGTTGCTGGCACTGGCGTCCGAAAAAACCTTGAAGCTGGTAAGCTAGACCTGTGTCGTGCAAATGCTGCCAAGCCTCAATGACTTGTTCTTCACTCTCCGGTTCTTCAATCCCTTCCGCAATTCTTACAGCTAAATAATTGTCCATCTTGTTTCTCCTCTCTTGGTTTATCTAAGTGATGCCCTATATTAGTGTTTTACTAATCTCAAAGCAAGCGAAACGCTAACCATTTGCGAAATAATTGTATTCTGTGTTAAGTCAGGGGGTTACGTTGGGGGAATTATTGCTTATGGCGCCTTTTATCGACGGAATAGCTGACAACCACACCACAGATAACCGAGCCCACAGGCATCTGAATTATCCGCTGGGGGTAGTCTGGGTTGATAGCCAATAAGTGCTTGCCGTCAGGGGTGATTTGGAGTCGCTTGAAGGTGACGTTTCCGTCTGGAGTCCTCACGACAACATCGTCCCCGTGTCTGGCTTCAAGACCGAAATCAACAAGAATCCGACCACCCTCGAAGTACTCGGGTTCCATGCTAACCCCAATCACCTTGAGAAAGAAAACACTTTCACCGTGCCCTGGGGGAACATGGGCCCATTCCGCTGCATCTCCCAGTTCGTAAGGGTCTATGGCCTCGCTCCATTCTCCAGCTTGAACATAAGACAATACAGGCGCCTTGCCTGTAGTGTTGCCCTCTGGGTCACGCTGGTGTTCATGGATCACATCAAAATCACCCTCAGACAGGCCTAGGACTTTCTCGAGCTTTCTTGCAGTTCTGCCGCCAAAGCTGCCGTGTCCTCCGCACAACTGATTGAGATAGGCCGTGTCCGCATACCCCATCATTTTTGCAAGGGTGCCCCGTCCTTTTTTGTCCGCCCAATAATTGACGTTGAATCTGCGAATCTCTTCTGAGGTCATATACGCATAGTACATATCAGGTTCCTCCTCGACCATCTAGCAACTTGCAATTCGACATGTTAGCATAATACTATTATTGAAAATCAAACAAGGAATGCAACGTGACTCCGGCGAAATTTTGGGAAATCTCCGACAGTGACCAGCGAATAATGGTCGCAGCCGGGGCGGGAACATCCGCCGCAAATCTTCAACAAATCGCACGGGGAGGGTCATGCGGGAAAAGCCTTGCCGAGAGGTTGTCAACATCAGCGACAAGGAACGGATTCCTCATGACTGAATTGGAAATTCTGTATCCAGAGAGATACCCACAGCCTTAACCTATCCCATGACCTATCCATCGACATTCAGTCGGCCACCGACCCTTGCTGAATACATACAGGGGAAGGGCTGGTCGCACTCCCAGGCAGCGGATCACTTCCAGTTTTCGGAGCCGGCGATACAGAAAATGATCAAGAATACAGACAGGGACATCGGCGTCTGGAACGACCAGATCGTTGAAACAAAATCGAGGGAAGTGGTCCTTCTGCACGCGAATGATCAACACATCCAGTGGCCCTACACGCAACGAATAATATTTTCAGAGTTAATCCAACCACGGGGGAGAATGTCGAATGATGAGTGCTGAACAACTCGCGAGTGGATTCGACTCTCCCCGTGAGATTAAACCGGGTCGGTGGACCACCAGGTGCCCAGTGCACGACGGCAAGTCGCGCTCACTATATATAAGTGATGGGAAGAAGGGGACGCTGGTGTACTGCCAGGCTGGGTGCTCCACGGCGGAGATCCTAGCGAAGATCGGATTAAAATTCAGGGACCTGTACGACAAGCTCGGGGCAAAAAAGTTCTACGACCCGTCAGGGGATGCCATTGCCATGCTGATTTACAGGGCCTGGGCAGGAGACAAGAAAAAGATATCATCACGGGACGCGAAGTTCATTTTCAGGACCCAGGCCAGACTCAGGGACCACGGATATTTCGTTGACTCGGTGGGGAACCTGAAGACAACTACAGAGGGATCAACAGGGTGAATCTGAGCGTGCCTCACAGCATTCTCGGCCTGCGCGACCCCAGTGCCATTGCCATCATGTGCATGCTTGCGAGAAAGCCCGAGGGCGGTACCGTGACAGCGAAAGAAGCAATGGATTTTCTCAAAATCGGTAGGCAGCGGTTTTACACTGCGCGGAAATTGCTCACCGAAAACGACTTCATCACAGAAGTTCAAAAGCTCGGACCGGGGGGAAAATTCTCTGGTGTGACGTACCGGATCAGTGACACCGTGTACCTGAATTCGGGTAAGCGGCAAAAGGAAAACAAATTGATAAAAATCCAAGAGAGCCCAGACAATACGCCAGCTCCAGCCACGATACCGGAAACGGGTAAGCGGGAGCCAGCCGCGTTGTCGAAAACGGACAATTCCGAGGTGGCACGGTCTGTGCAACTTGATTCTAACAATAAGAATTCTAGTGACAAGATTAAAACTAGCAATCCTGATGCTAACAGCAAGAATAAGACCAGCAATCCTGATGCTAGTGACAAGTCTATATCAAGTAAGTCTAACTCTAACAGTACGTTTTCTCGCGAATTTGAATACCCCAAATCATTCTCACGCCTCTGGATTTTATTCGTGAAGGGGACGTTGGGAAATCAAGGTACGAAGGCCGAGGCATACACTCAATTCAAGAAGTTGAAGTTGAGGGATAATGACCTGGAGTGGCTCCTCCAGCGCATCTCACATGAAATACACCGCAAGCAAGAGCTTAGAAAAACTGGGCAGTTCGACCCCAACTTTCCCCATGTATGCCGCATCTTAAAATACCGCGCTTGGGAGTCATGGCCCGCCCCGTCTGGTCCTCTTCCAACGTCATCTCAACAAGAAGTAATTCTGTGATCCTGGAGAGAATATCTGTTTCCGATTTTTCTCACGAAACTCTCAGACAAGTCCTAGCCGAAAAGGCACAGCATAAGGTCAACTGGCTTGAGCGACATTCAGAGAAGATTCTCGCTGAGAGTGCGGATCCGGCGAGTCTCCAAGGGATAGACCTCTGCTGGAGCAAGGTCCATGGGAAGGTCGTGCTGCAGTTCGGTTGCTTGTCAGTGTGGGTAGGGATAGACGGTCACAAGAAGACCTCAGTCATGACCCAGATCCTGAGCTTCGCAGCCAGGGACCATGTCGTCGGCATGGCGAGTTTCGAGATGGATCTCAGGGCCCTTGGAACACTGATGGTTCAACAGGCGACAGGTGCCGCGGCCCCGTCACCAGAGCTCACCAAAAAATTCCTGGATTGGTCGAAGGAAAAAATCCTGGTTTACGACCACGTCGGAACCGTTAAACCGATCGAGGTCTACGCATTGATCATCAAGATGGCCCGCGATCACCGAGCAAAACTTATCGTTATCGACTGTCTTCAAATGATATCCGGTGTGTGCGGTGACAATGAAAATGAGAGGGCGTTCATATCGATGCTTGTGCAGTTGGCAAAGGCTTACGAGTGCCACATCGTCATTATCCACCACTCAAGAAAACCTGACCGGGGAGGGGATGAATACATACCGACAAGATTCGACACGATGGGGTCTTCATCGATAAGTCAACTCAGCTCTGTCCTTGCAATAGTTTGGAGCGATAAAAAAAAAGACCGACTCCGCGAGAAGATGGCTCAGGGCGGAGAGCTCACTGGGGATGAAGAGGAATATATGGCCCGGCCAGACACGAGGATCATTGTTGCGAAGAACCGGCACCTGCCGTGGGAGGGCACGATCGGACTGTGGCAGCACCCATCCCGTCAATTCCTGCCGACCAACAATTCCCGCCGCATGTTTTTCAACGAGGAACTGTCTTGAGTTACGGATTCCACGGTGAGTACTCCAGAGTCTCTTGTCAAGACGAGCTCGAGGGCACGATTGCCAAGATTGAGGCGGCATTCCAAGAATTCCAGACGATATTTGTCACGATATTCGACGGTCGAAAACGGTCAGACCTGCAGAATTCCCTGCAACACGCCATGTACCGGGAGATCGGGAAACAGCTCTACGGTGGAGACTCAGAATTAGCGAAGAGGGAGTGCAAGCTAACAATCGGGGTGCCGTTGTTGAGGGAGTCGAGCGAAGAATTCAAGAGCGTTTACGACAAGAATTTAAAGCGGCTGGATTACGAGGCAAAGCTACAGGTTGTCGGAATGATTAAGGTCTCGAGCATTCTCAGCGTTGCAGATGCCCACAAATTCATTGACTCGATCTATAACAATTACGCGATGAAGGGAGTGGGCTGGTCCGACTTCATTCGGAAGGGGCGTGACGCCCTCCTGAGCTGATGCAGATAACGATTGTCGCGACAGACAAGGAACTGGAGGGGTTGATCACAACCCTGAAAAACCTGGAGGCTCTGGCTGAGACCCTGACCGAGGAAATGGCCGAGCTCCGCGAGATGATGAGAAAGGAAACGGACGGGTCTTGAATAGCTCATGCCGATCAGCTCAAAAAAACTTCTAAAGCGGTACTCGAAGGCGAAATTGGTCGATGCGATCGCGATCAAAATGCAGAAGCTGGTCCGGCTGAAGGCTGCAGATGAGAATGGGATGGTTAAGTGCTGGACATCGGGGGCCATGGTGCATTGGTCAGAGGCACAGGGTGGTCACTTCATCTCGAGAACCCACAAAAGAACGAAGATCATCGAAGAAAATATCCATCCACAGACCGCACAACAAAATTTATGGGGCATGAAGGACAGCTTAACGGTTTTGGCCTACCGCCGGGCAATGGTTGAGTTTTATGGAGAGGACTTCGTGACCTGGCTCGAGACAGAAGCGAAGAAGCCCCTGGACACGCCCCGGGCTGAGCTCGAGGAGATGTTTTTGGAGGTTAAGGCCCAGGTCAGTGAGCTCGAAAAAACAGTTGGGTGCTCAAACCCGACAGCGGAGTCGGATTATTGACAGGGACAAGATCGACAGGCTCATCGACATCTACATATCGACGGTGTCCCGTGAAGAAGTGGGCTGGCCCAAGGAATCAATGCTGGCGAAGTTCATCGAGTACCACGGCAGCTTCCAGGGCTCGTCCTCGACCGCCGGCCTGGAGAAGTATGTCGAGAGCATGGAGAAGACCCACGCTCGATTTGGTGATATCACAGTGGCGCTGGGTGAGCTCGACGAGCCGAAGGTGCTCGCAATCCTGTCCAGGCGGTACTTGAGAGGGTTGGGACACGAAGACAAACCATACACCAACGCCGACCGGGCAACAGCAATAGGTCAGACCCTACGTCAGTTTGAGGGCAATATCCTGGTGGGCTACAGGCACCTCTCCAAGACCCTGGACCTCCTCAAAAAGCGCGAGAATCTGTCCTAAAAATAAAACCTCAATACACTGTGTATTGGCGTTGGAATTTGTTAAATTTGACTAGGCTGGGGATACGCCGCCTCGCAGAGTGACCCCCCTGACTCTGAAGGTTTCATTCTCCTTGCCTTGCGGCCGTCTCCCCACCCACCTCAAAACCAAACCCAAAAGACACCCATGAACAAGACTCACCTGGTGCGCCACCTCAAGCGTGTCGAGGGATTCTCGGCGTTTCCGTATGACGACGTTGGGGATCAGTCGATTGGATTCGGCAGGAACCTCACGCAGATCGGAATAACCAAGGCGGAGGGAGAGGTTTTGTTGCTGAATGATATAGAGAGGTGTGAGCAAGAGCTCAGGAAGCGTTACTCGTGGTTCAAGGATCTGACAGACATCCGCCAGACCGGCATGTTGTCGTTAAACTTTAACCTGGGATCCACCAGGCTGGCAAAATTCAAGAAGTGTTTAAAGGCCATGTCCGAGGGGAAGTACGGTGTCGCCGCTCACGAAGTCTACCCGCACTCGAAGTATGCGACACAGGTTCCGGCGAGGGCACACGAGATATCCCAAATGCTAAGGGGCGAAGAGAACAACACAGAGAACACAGAGACTGAAGATGCCTAGGCTTCTTAATCTTGCTGAGTTGCGGGGTAGCACCCAGGCCAAACCCATTCGCGTTCCATTTGGAGGGACCACACGCCCAGCCTTCGTTGACCGGGTAAACAACCCTCAGAGCTATCCATATATATCAAACCCCGATGGGTCTGTGTCAACCCACAGAATGTCGGCGGAGATCGATGAAGAGGGGAGGTACGGCCCACCTGGGAAGTGGTATGTATTCCCCACAATTGTCAATATGCCGGGAGGTCTGAAGCAATTTGACAGCAACCGCGAGGCAATGGACTACAACGTCCGAACTGGGAACGCATTGCAGTTTGATGACGGCCAGGAAGCAAGAGCCTACTCGATAAATTACAAGGCAGGCACTCCATTGGCGGGTGGTACTGGTCGACTAGGAATCGACGATCAACCCCAGGGCACTGATGAAATGGCTCCAGTGAGAGCAATCAATAGCCTGACCCCAGAACAGCTCCAGCGTTCCCAAAGTATTAATCAAAGAGCCCTCCTAACTCCACGGCAGCGCGAGGCTTTTTTCGACGAATATTCCCTGGAAAATTTATACCCGAGATCAGCTTTTGGCGCTCCGGCAGGGCCACCCGTTCCATCTAGACACTCAGTTCGCGCTTATGATCCGGCTAGTGCTTTCAATTTTGGGGGATTAGACCGCCGCCCAACGATACGGCACAGGATGGAGAATTACTTAGGTGATGTTCATGGTGTGGGCGATCCGACTAAACCGTTTGCCAGGCGCAGAGCGCAGACTGATATGGATATTGCCGAAATCCTTCCGTATGGGCCAGGTCAGATGCTAATGTTCTCTGACGCGAGAGAGGCTCACAGGAAAGGGCAGCACATAAGGGGAAATCTTTTAGATCTCGGCGGCCTCGCTTCCTCAATCCCGGGCGTTAATTCTGCACTAAAGCTGGCGAGGACTGTTTTTAAGCCCAGAAACCTACGATTTTATACACCCCCTGCATCATTGCCCAGACCACCAATTGATGTATCACCTGGTTCGCCAGCGGCTCTTGAACAGCTTGGACGAAGGCTCACTCAGCCGACACTAGCTGCTCAAAAGTTTGCGGCAAGGCAGGATGTGCTTTTACGTCCCGAAGCATTTGGTGCAACAAGCAGAAGCGCCGTTTCAAGATACGGGAGATCTCTAGAAAATCCTGCTGTAAGGCGTCGAGATCAAATGCGATTGGAAGCGTTTGGGGAGTTGGGTCCAGGGCAGTTTGGCAGGGGCGGTCTAAAAGTTGGTGAGCTAGGAACAGAGGGATTTATCCTTCCAATCACGCGAAATATAATTCAGCCGCAAGATCTATACGGACGCACCATACTTCCGGTTGCTGGTGACACCTCTGATATCAGGACGTTAACGAAAGTGGGCGGTGTGCCGTTGAGCAGTCCTGTCCAGGTTCAAGGTGGCCCGAACTTTCCAGTATTGCGCGGAGGATGGGCTTCAAACCAGGGTGCGGCTACCAATTTATATAAGACCATTACAGATGCGGCTGAAACATATGGCACAAACCCGGTTGGAATTTATACAGGGATGGGACCGGAAGCGATTAACTTTTCCACCCCCGTGGTTGAGTCTATGGTCGGCCAATTGGATGCAATTGGAATACCCAAAACAGATTTACGGGCTTTTGATCGGGCAATACGAAATACTGTCGTAGCCGATGCTACGCCATTCAAAGATTTCGTTGGGCTGGAAAGCCCTGGCCTAATCAGCCAGTTGAGAGGGGGCGGCGAGTTGCGTAAGGCAGTCGTTGCCGAGATGGGGAAAGCCAGATGGAGAGACATAGGATTTCCAGTATACAGTGATGTACAGAACGCCATCATACGCAGGGAATTGGCTAAGCAACCGCGTGGTTTTTCTGGATATTCAATGTTTGAGGGAGATCCAACAAAGGGTCTGATGGTTGAGCCGGAGCATCTAACTTATGACAGGTATATCCCTGGGAATTACGTAGGGGGTTTTAGGTCTCCAGTTTCTCCTCAGATAATGTTTCCACAGACTTTCGCAAAACTTGGCAGGGCCACAAATAAACTTGGTCAACCATTGAGCGAACAAGAGCAGCTTGGCTCACTTGCGATGGGTCAGCATTTTGAGCCGGTCGATCAACAGTGGGTAGATACTGTTAGCCGGGCTATTGAAGATGCGGCTCCTTACACTAGCCCGTCAGCACCAGGTTTTAGGTTTCCACAACCCGGGGCGTTTGGTACAGGCAGAACTGTCAGGGCAACACATGAACAAATACCAGGGGAGGGTACAGATTACCTGGGAGGCATTACCGAGATGAGTCCTGAGATCAGAGGAGAGTATAGTTCTGTCACTAATTGGTTGGACGAGAGCGGGCGGGATAGGTTGTATTCAGCACAAGGTTTTCCGGTGGAGAGATCTGCACTTGGTCGTGGGATGTACGAGCCCGAAGGTCTTCCCATGGAAACAAATCCAATGACAGTTGGTCAGCCTGTTACAACAGATATGCAAGCTGTTAGAGCAACAGAGGCGGCTAGGGCTTACATCGATATACAAAATGCTGGAGCCGCACACAGAATTTCACCCCATACTCAGTCAACGCCGGCAGAGCGAATTGATTTAAGCGTCAGCATTCCAGGTAGCGATATGACTGAACAACAGTTTCTCGCTCTCCGAGACATAGCCGTCGAGAACGAATACTTTATAATCGATTCTGGTGATCAAATAATTTTCAAGAACTTTAGTGAAGACAGACCTGGTCAAATGTCAAGTGACAGCAGACTTGGGGAAAGAGAGAGACGCGCCATCCAGGGACAAGTGCAGCGAGTTCTACCGGGAGCAAGATTGGGTAGGGAAAAAGTCGATGTCGTTTACGTTGATTATCAGGATCTGTTTAAAAAGGCAAACGAAGGTGAAGGGTCAGTAACTACGGCTCTGTTTAAAGAATTGGAAGCCCGGCCTGATGTTGCGGAGGCAATTGATCCAGTAATAAGACGGAAGGCGCGAGAGAATCTGACCCGGGACAGGACATTCGCACAGCGCAGAGGTGTTCCAATGCGAGAGGACGTTGAACGGGCGCTGGAGATAGTGGGCGAAGGCGGTTGGGAGGCGCTCAAGGCTGCACTGGATGCCGGAAAAGTGCTACCGGCAATTGCAGCTATGATTCTAGCGCCTTCTTTCCTTGGGCTTGAGCAAGCCGGACCTGGTCAAGATATATGACGTTGTCAGGAATGGGTTTCCCGTTATGGATCGAGCTAGGCTTGTGTAGATGACCGTAATCCCACTGGTGGATCTGTGGAAAAACGATGTTGTCGATTCTCGTCCAATGCTGGGACGTTAAAGCGCATGTAGCCATTGTACTTCTCCCTTTAGCGTTGACGTAGCAAGTAGGAATAAATCACGAATGGTGAATTCTACAGGGGAATCCGAAACAAGGGAAGGCCAGGCACTCAGGGAGATGGTGGTTGTGTCCCAGGCGAAGCTCACGGATGGTTGGGTGACATTCCCAATTAACGCGATTTGCCGTTGCGGTTACGACTTCACCGACGACCCAACGTCACTCAAGGAGATCAAGTCTGGTTGCCCGTTATGCCACGTAAGTTACTGCTCGTGAAGATGCCCGCGCTCAGAATCATCCTGGCGGTAGCACTGGGAGCGGTCATCACCGCGATTGTGCTCTTGTCGCTGCCGGCGAAGCAGGAACAAGAGCCAGTAGAGATAGTAGAGATAGTGGAGCCGGCACCACAAATCCCACAAATAACACTGAATGTTGACGGCGTGGAGTGTTGGTTCGCTAATTACCCAGAACTTACGTACCGAGTCGCCGACCAGGCCGTGGATGTGATGATCACCTGTCTCCCAGACATCATCGACCACTACCTGCCGGCAATCGAAAGGACTCAGTGACAGAACAGACAACCCAGAGACCAGACAACGCTACCGGCCGGCAACATGGTTACGCTTAGCCAGAACTGTAGAAGGGAAGAAGTAACCCCAGACACTAGACCCTAGACCCTAGACCCTAGACCCTAGACACAGGATGAGATGAAACAGATATGGCCAAGTCTAAGAACTGGATAGGCAAAGCAGTAAAGAAACCCGGAGCACTGAGAAAGACCCTCGGGATTAAGAAGGGAGCCACGATCCCTGCCAAAATTCTATCTAGAGCAGCAAGCGGTAAGCTCGGGAAGAAGACAGCACAACGCGCCAGGCTGGCTCAGACGTTCAAGAAGATGAGGGGCAAAGGAAGAGGGTGATGTGACAAAAGAGAGTAACGGCCGCCGCCGGCCGGCTTGTGCGCGTGCGCGATTGTGCGTCCAAACCAGTTCAGTTTCAAGACAAACCAGTTCAGGCCAACCACTACATATAGTGTTTTGTGGTCAGAATTAGGGACAAACTGGGCCCAAATAAGCTAAGTCATTGATATCTAACGATTCACTATTTCCGGTAAATATCATTACCGGCAATAAGGATTCAGGTTCTGAGGGGGATCCCGATCGATTAGTGTGGCGCAGCCGTGGAACATGAGTCATGGCAATCTGGAAACGGTTTATGGTAGGTAGGATGGTAGGTAAATCTTAATTGTTTCCATAACCTATTGATTAATAAGGACGTTCGAGTCCGTCCCCCGGTACCGATCAGGCTGTGAGGCTGTTTTGACCCCCCACCGGAATCCTGGGACGGGGTAGATGTATATGCACCCCCACACTGTAACTGAGCCCACTTTGGAAAAATTATGATTCTGCCGTCAGAGTTACGGACTTGCTCTGAGCTCTCGGCGAATGCGTATTCTAGGCCTATGAGTGCGGGTGGGTATGGGTCGTGGATTTCGAGCACTAAGTTTTACCTGGATGAATTTCCTGAATTTAATTGTTTAAGTTTTCGTGGTACTCGGGAGCCAATAGATTACTTGATTGACGGGCTGGCGATTCCTGTGCGTTATTTGGGGACGTGGGTCCATGGTGGTTTTGCTTTCGCGCACAAGACTGTAAAGAAAAAAATCCTGAAAATATTTGATAGGTTGAATGACCGGCCCTTGATACTGACGGGTCATAGTTTGGGTGCGGCCCAGGCTGAATTGACGCACTTACTTGCGAAGAGGTGTGGGGTTAAGTCGAAATTAATTTGTTTTGGTAAGCCCAGGGTGTTTCTGCGGCCGTTGCGGGGTCGATTTGCGAAGGACAGCGTTTTTAGTGTTGTGAGCGGGTCTGACGTTGTCACGAGACTGCCGCGGTACGCTTACACGTTCGGTTGTGAGCACCAGAATTTGTTGTACCTGGCGAATGATGGTGATTCTTACTTAAATCCCTTGCTCTCGTTTATGGGTGATGACTTCTCCCTGGCCTCGGGTTTTTCTGATCACTCAATGGATTCTTACCTCCAACGTCTAAAAGGCATAGGACTTACATGACAAAATTATTTGCATTATTTTGCTGCGTTTTTGCATTAAATGGCTGTTCACAAATTGAAGCTCTTTCTGTCAGTGAGGGTGACAACGCGTTCGCCTGTCTAAAGGGGGAATCCTCTGCGACAGCAGGGGTTTTCGGTGGCAGTGTGAGTGGCATTACGGTCGAGGTCCCAGGAACTGTGGATACATCCCAATGGTCGGTCGATGATTGGATTGCTCTGGCCGAGGTGTGTGATTAATGCCTAGTAACCCCCGCAAACAGGTCCGGTTAAAAAAAGAATCGGCGATGCTTTCTGACCCTGACTTTTGGGAAAATATCTTTAGGGTGATCAGTTCTGGTGAGCCGACTAAGTCGGTGGCGCGATACTACACGATGCCCTTAAACAAGATGCTCTCTTACATCAAGGCTGACTCTGACCTGAGTGGTCGTTACGAGGACGCACGCAGTGCCAGGGCAATGTTTCACGCGGAACGCATCGAGAAGATCGCGAATGATGTCGAGGCGGGCGATTTAGATGCGAACGCTGCCAGGGTCTCACTGGATGCGCGGAAGTTCCTGGCCTCGAGGTTGGATCCTCATATCTGGGGTGATAAGCAACGCATTGACATCACCACAAACGACGTCACCAAGCTGCACCTGGAGGCTATCCGGGAGCTGGGGATGAGTGAGAATGTTATAGAGCACATAGAGCACGATGAAGAGGTCCGCCTGAGTGACTAAAGGTCATTCTAAAGGTCATTCTAAAGGTCATTCTAAAGGTCATTCAGCTGTTCTCTTGTCCCGATGCCCCGGGCATCGGGACAATCCATTCCTGGATTTTTTGAGAAAGTACAAGAACAACCCATCACTATTCGTCCAGCAGGTATTGGATGTGACGCCCGATCCCTGGCAAGCAGAGTTACTGGAGGCGGTTAAG